CAAAATTGAAGTGTTTTTATGTGAAAACCATATATATGAAAAATGACAACTATATACAAGTTAGATAACCTTACAAAGGGCGTTGTTCTCAAACGCCCATCATTGTCCTGTAAAACTCCTTATGTTGCAGACGTTCAAATAGGTGAAACAAGTGTAATGGTTCATACTCCAGCATTAGGATGCGCCGGATTATGTGATCGAACAAGTACTATATTAGTAAGTCCGATAGAAAAACAAAAAACAATATGTTCATATAGAGCAGAATTATCCTTTGTATATGAACCGAAATTAGACAAACACATTTTGGTTGGAACGAATCCCAAACTTGCGGAAGTTCTCATCTATGAGAGTCTCAAATATAATAAATTGCCTTTTATAAAAAGCAGTGATTTCAAACGAGAAGTAAAAATTGAGAACACAAACTCGAGATTCGATTTTGCAGGGATTGATGAAAACGGACAACCATTTATTATGGAAATAAAAAATGTTCCTTTGGCAGATTACGTGGATTGTTCGGCAAAAGACAGAAAAAATATAGATGTATCCTTATATGACCAAAAGATATCGTATTTTCCCGATGGTTACAGAAAACTTGCCAAAACCCCGGTTAGTCCGCGTGCACTAAAACATATGAATGAATTAGCAGAGTTAAAACGCACAACGTCCTACAGAACAATCATGTGTTATGTTATCCAGAGAAGTGATACTAGTTTCTTCCAACCGAGTGTTGTAGACCCCATATATAGAGAAGCATTTTATAAAGCGCAATCGGAAGGTGTTGAAATGTATGCGGTCAAGTTTCATTGGAATGAATCTGGCGAGGCAATCCTAGACGATAATCTACTAACAATTCTATAAATATATAAGATTTCAGGTTCTCAAAAAGTATTATATTAAATATATAATATTTTTATTTTTATTTTTTATTTTTTGTATGTGAAGATTATGACGCTTAATTGGAGTAAGCAACACCCGCCATACCGCTCATTACACGGAGAACGTTGTAGTTAACAGCGTATACACGGACCTTGGCGGTGGCAGTTCCGGAAACGGTAGGAGAAGAGAGAACGAGTTGAAGAACAGCGTTATCAATTCTGGAAAAGTTGCAAGAACCAGATGGTTGGTGCTCTTCTGGGCGAAGGGCGAAGGAGTAGACGTTGATACCAGTGTCTGGTGCTCTGGTGTGGTGTTGGTAAGGTTGGACAACATCAAAGTATGATCCCTCACGCTCAGAGAATCTGTCTTGACCGTTAAGTTGAAGCTTAGCAGTGACGACAGGGTTCTCACCCCAACAATGCATGTCAAGGGCAGTCTCGGCAAGAACGAAAGTTCCGGCATCAGAAAGACCAGAGGCGGAACTGATGGCAGCGCCGTCAGTAGGTCTGAAAGGAACATCGGCGCTGCTTCCATTCCAAGCAGCATCGGCAGAACCAGAGGCAACATCAATTGCACCAGGCATCTGGAAGAGACCTTGGGAAGTGATGAAGGCATTGGCTCCAGAAGTCTCGGCAGGTCCTCCGAAAGCGTGGACGGCATTAGGAAGGGCATCAAGAGAGTCGGTGTAGTTGAAAGGTTGAGCACCAAGAACCTTGAAAAGGGTCTGGGAAGCATCAAGAGAGGAGCAATAGTCAACGTTGGAGTCAGGTTGGACGACCCAGACAAGTTCCTTGACAGGGTGGTTGAAGTTCAACTTGATCTTGTTGGAAGAAGAACCAACAGATTCATCACCTGTGAATTGAACTTGTTCGATCAAGTATTCATGAGGGTTCTGTGCCATCTTTCTTCTCTCATCGGTATCAAGGAAGATATAGTCAACGTAAAGAGAAGCAGCAACAAGAGATTGTTGGTAGGCAGAACTGACAGATACAGTTCCAGTAGTTTCTCCAAGAGTGGATACGGCCCAAAGACATTCACCAATAGGTCTCAAATCAAGGTTGATCTTGACCTCGTGGTATTGAAGGGCAATAAGAGGAAGGGCAAGTCCAGGGTTTCTGCAGAACCAGAATTGAAGAGGAACATAGAGAGTGGTCTCTGGAAGTGCGTTTCTTGGAGCACATACTTGGGTAGGAGCACCGGAAGCAGCGCAAGGACCGGCAACACCAGCAAAAGTTGGGTCAGTCATGTAGGTGAGTTGAGTGGTGTTTCCAATCAACTTGAAGTATCCACGCTGTTGTTCGGCAGACATGGTAAGTTGGTTCCAGATGTGCATCCAGTCACCATATTGACGGTCGATTCTTTGACCTCCAATTTCTACCTCAACTTGAGCAACAAGTTGCTCTCCGATGTAGTCCAACCAACGAGCATAAACTCCTTGACCGGCAGCGGATGAAGTATTCATGCTTTGGTTGATTTCAGGAAGAGTTACCTGAAGGTATGTGCGGTAAGCAAGATCACCATTTCTGGAGATTGTGCATGTTACACGACGACCGAAATCGGCCTGTCCGGAGAAGGTCTGTTCGATGGACTCCATAGCAAAGTTGGTGTGTCTTCTGTAAGAAACCTTCCAGAAGGTGATTTCAGGGGTTCCAGTAAGGAAAACGTCTTGTGCGCCATAGGCTACTAGTTGCATTAAAGCTCCTCCCATATCTTCGATATATACTCCCTAAAGATAAAAAATCTGAAAAAAACACGAAATCTTTTTTTTGCCTACTAAAAATATAAAATAATTATTTTTTTTATATTTTCTCTCCTTTTTTAGATATTATTTTATGGTCTTTTTTTGCTTGTTATGTTTTTAACCATACTGATTATTTTTTTGAATGTATTTTTTTTCTTTTTTTTATTACTTTCTAATCCATTATATGCACTTTTTGATTTTGATTTTGATTTTGATTTTGATTTTGATATCAATTTAATAGTTCCTTTTACAACAACTGGTTTTGATTTTGATTTTGATTTTGACTTCAATTTAATAGTTCCTTTTACAACAACTGGTTTTGATTTTGATTTTGATTTTGATTTTGATTTTGATTTTGATTTTGATTTTGATTTTATTATTTCTACTATATCATCCATATTATGGTCTTTCAAATATTTCAAAGTTTGTTCAATGTCTTTTCTGAACGTTTCCTTCTCAATATTGTAGTCCTTTTCTGTATATTCGCTATCGGTTTGCATTTGTTTATTTATATATGTTTGTTTAAAATTATCATATTCAGGTGTTTTATCATCTGTTAATAAAAATTTCATTATTTGCACTAATTTATCGATCTGTGATTCAATAAAAACGGTTTTAGTCCTGATTAATGCATTTATCGCAAAACCAGCCCAACCACCAATGAGTGATTGACTTCCAAGAAATTCTTTCTTAAGTAGAATCAATGGATGTTTATTATAATAGTAATCTGATAATTCAATATTTTGATCATTGTATTGAATCGTTTTTGGAATTACAATATCTTTGGAAAAAATGAATATATCTTTATTACCTGTATACGTATAAAATATATCACGTATAGACCAATTTTTCAATATATTTGGATAAATTATTATATCTAATATATGTTCGATTACATCATTATCTGACATTATATATTTATTGTATATATTTTCACAATTTCATATTTGTTTCTATAAATGTATCTAAATAATCACTCTTGAAAATTTCGGTTTTGTTTTCATGTTTTTTTTTGAAAATATAATTGTCCTTTATTTGTTTTATAGACCAACCATTTTCTAAAGCATTCAACAAAAATATCATTTTTTGCATTTTTTTTTTATCCATTTTCAAAGTTTCCATATAAAGTATTTTCACATTTTGATAAAAAATTTTACACGAATAACATAAAAACAAATATAAATGAACAATTGTATTTAGATTTATGAAAGGTGCAAAAACTATTGATGAAAAACACAAAGAAATAACAGAACAATTTCAAAAAAACATAAATGAAGTTATTCCTAATTTAGAGAATGAAATAAAAACTCTTATTGAAAAATTAGAATCCACAAAAAAAACGACAAATATTGAAGAATTTCTGAATATAAAAGAAAAAATAAAATTCAAAAAAAGAGAAATAAAAAAAATAATCAATTATGAAAAAAATTATTATTTAGAAAATTCAAAAAACATTTTTACATATTTCGAACATAATAAAAATATAAGTGTAGGAGGAGGTAATTCTAGTATATTAAACAAGTTTTTCAAAGTTGCAACTTTAAATGATTCTGAAAACCATATTGACCGATACAATAGAGCAAGATTTGTATATCAAAATTATTGGAAAAATGTATCAAATGATTATATAAATATACAGGATTATGTGGTTCATTCAGATAAATGCGATTCTTGTAATATTGGTGAATTAATTCCACAAGATGATGAAGGCATTTTAATATGTAATAATAAATCTTGCGGAAAATTTATTACATATATTGTGGATTCGAATAAACCGAATAACAAAGAACCCCCAAATGAAGTATCTTACACTGCATATATTCGTCTGAATCATTTTAAGGAAATATTGTCTCAATTTCAAGCAAAAGAGACGACCCAAATTCCTGATGATGTCATACAAAAAATCCGTGACAGAATAAAAAAAGAGCGTATTGAAGATTACAAAGAAATAAATTATGATAAAATGCGAGAAATATTACGAAAATTAGGACTGAACAAATATTTCGAACATATACAATTCATAAACTCTATGTTAGGAGTGAAACCGCCTATTATGAATGAAGAATTGCATGAAACTCTATGTGTTCTTTTTATAGAAATTCAGAAACCATGGGCAATTCATTGTCCCGCAAATAGAAGAAACTTCTTCAATTATACATATACACTTTTCCAATTATGTGTTCTATTGGACCAGACTCAATATTTGCCTTATATTCCAATGATGAAGGACCGAGAGAAACAATTGGAACAAGATATGATTTGGAAAAAAGTATGTATGGAACTCGATTGGGAGTTCTTTCCAACTGTCTAGATAAATAGTGGATTATAATTATATTCGAAACATTTTTTATGGAAATCGATTTGCCCTTGATGGTCTGTTTTTACTTCTCCTTCTTCTAACCCAAACATCGGAATAATCAATCCTCGTTTCCCCTGTTTTGTTATTTGCCAATCCGTGCAAAAAGGAATCTCTTTTTGTTGAATCGCATATTCCGGCGTATATCTTTCTAACAATGTTTTCGCATGAGATTTTGATAAAAAATACATATGCGCCCCCCATAAATCGTCGGGATATCCAGTTATGCTATATGTTTCATCATTGTATAATACAGGAAAATAATGGTTTTCAGGCACTTTCTCAGGCCATAAATAACCCAACAATAATATATCTAACTCGCATTTTTTGTATATTTCTATTATTTTCGACAAAGATGATTTCAAATATGTTGAAATCATGACATCATCTTCACATACAATCGCATAATCATATGTTGACCGTTCAACAAAATCGCGCAATGAATCCATATTTTGAAAAAAAATTGCCCAATCTCGCTTTTCACCTTCTGGTACTGGTTGACTCGTAATACGAGGATCGTCTACAGTGACCGGATCAACAAAACTTGCGTCCATTCCAATGCGTTTAAAACGATTCGTCATATTAGTACGACGTTGTTCATCTTTGTAATTTATCACATATACATGACAACTTTCCTCCATAAAATAAAAATACTATTGTTTTTATTTTATTTTTTTATACAAATTAATTTAACGTTTATACGCCTGCAATTTTAAGACCACCTGCAAGTCCAGTACCTATTGCGAAACTCGCACCACCACGTGCTCCAGAACCCATTGATGGAATAAATACATCTAGAACACTGAATGTTGCAGCAGCGGTCAAAGCAATAATGACAACTTCTTCAATCTTCAATGATTGTTTAGGAATTGCGTAAGCTGCAAGAGCAACAATAATACCTTCAACAATATATTTGATTGCTCTTTTTACTAATTCTGTTAAATCAAAATCGCCTAACATATATATTATAAATACAGAAAAATTATTTATAATAAACATTCTAAAAATATACTTAAAATAAACCTGTATATATACTTTATATGTCTGGTTCCGGATACGAAAAAAAAACACTCGATAATGGGGAAATTAATCCTAAATATATTGACCTTTGTGATGAAGATCCGCCAATTGCAGGGCAAAAATTCGCTTGTCTGTCATTCATTTCCCCTGAAAACATTATCAAAAAACGAGAACTATTCTTCTTTGAAGAGTTCCTAAAACAATGGGATTTAAAAAAATCAATGGACAAGTTTTATGAGTTCATCCAATTTCTGTCTTATAAACACAATCTAGATGTAGAAACCATCATGGGGGATTACAACGATTTTATTGCCGAAGAAACCGTCAAAATGCGTTCGCAGGGGGTTGAAGACGATTATAAGAATTTTATTGATAAAAACGAAGAATCTGTTACATTGAAGTTCAATAAAGAAAACAACTTTCAGACCTCTGTACGTGGATTGAAAATCCGTGGGGTTTTTCCTACACAAGAGGAAGCAGAAATGAAATGTAAAAAATTGCGAGATACTGACACTAACCACGATATTCTTGTTGGTCCTGTTGGAACATGGTTACCATGGGACCCTGACGCATATAAAACGGGACGTATTGAGTTCATGGAAGACGAATTAAATCAACTACATAATGAGAAGTTGAAAAATGAAGCAAAGGCGAAAGAAGAGTTTGAAAGGCGCGTCAAGGAAACAAAACGAAAAGCAATTGAAGATAATATCAAGAATGCCGAAAAAAGTGGAAACAAACTTACACAGACTATGGATGAACAAGGCAATTTAATTGGTGTGAAAGAAAATGTCGATTTTGAAAGTAGAGATGCAACTACAGAAGAAGAAAGTAAGGCGTATAATAATTCTGTTTTACAATACAATCAACAAAATGATGGTGTCGAAATTGTAGAAAAATAATATCAATATATACTATAATGAATCTTTATAGAGAATCATCGTATTCGTTTGGTAATAAACCCTTAAAAATACATATGGTACAAACTACAAATAAACCTGCTTATCTCCCTATCAAACAAAAATATAGAATTACTCCTATGAAAGTTATTAGTAGAGAACGTTCAAATAGTAAGCATTCATTTGAAACAGGATTTACTAAACCATCACTTCTAGAAGAAATTGAAAATGTAAGTTTGAAAAAAACACCCCCTATACAATCCAGGAATTATAAAGATTCTAAACAAAACGGATTTTTAGATGAATTAACAATGATATTGAAATCTCGAAAAACAAAACCACCACCCGATTTTTCAGAGGTTGAAAAAAAAAAAACATATGTAAATCCTAGAAACAAGGAAATAATTCATATTAAACAAAATTTAAGAAAAACGCAGAAAAACAAATCTTATTCTAAATCCAAAGAGAAAAGCAAATCTTCTGACAAAAAATCTTCTTCTAAATCCAAAGAGAAAAGCAAATCTTCTGACAAAAAATCTTCTTCTAAATCCAAACAGAAAAGCAAATCTTCTGACAAAAACAAAACGCTTAGATTACAGAATGCAAGACTAAACCCACAAATCAGTAATAGCATGATTAAAAAAAAAACAACAAACAAAACATCTTATTTAGATAATTTCAAAAAAAATAGGTAATCATTTATATTTATAATATATATGATTAAAGGGGGATTAATTGATCCTGTTACATTACCTCTATTATATGGTGTTGCAAAAGCGCACGGATTAGGTGGGATAATACATCACGGACATTTGGGAGTTTTACATGGTGCTTCTCTTATAAATGCACATCATATCAATACCACACTTCAAGTAATACACCCTAAATTGCATTTTGCGGGGGAGTCAATGCATTTTCTTACACAAAACGTAAGTAATCATTCATTTGATGCATGGTTGAAATCGTCAAACGTTCCATTAGAACAATTTTTAGAAGGAACTATAAATACACTTGTTACGAAACCTGTGTTTGCAACTGTAGATTTGACTTTGAAGTTCGCATATCATAGTGGCAATTTGGCGATTCCTATATGGAAGGTTTTCATGGCAATAATGTTTACAAAATTATTACCAAAACTCACTTTAGTATTTACCGGACAAATACCTGTTTTTGATTGCTATGTATTATTCGGTTGGAAATCTGATTCAGTTGTTGAAATCAACAAAAATATACTCGATGAGGCAAAATCATATACAATGGATTACGCTGTTCTCATAAATGGTTTTCAGAAACCTAAACAATTTATCGGAAAATATATTGACAAATCATATTTACAGGATAAAATCACCAAAATTATAAATATATGTTCTTCATTAGACAATACTGATATATTAGATATTGATGTTAATACAATATATGATTCTTCTGTACTATTCATGAATATACTGGAAGAATATTTACTGCATTTATCAAATAGACAAATACAAATATCCAAATTATATGAGATCTATTCAGAATTATCCGATATAATGATTTATCAACAACTCGTTGAAAAAAAGTTTTTAGAATTATCCAATATTGAGTTATTAGGTAAAAATGTTTATGCAGATATAATTGAACAAATCGTCAATAAAGTATTACTATTCGGTATTTGTAGTGAAATTAACAGTGTTTTCGGTGTTAATGGGTTACATTTCATAAATACATATATTGCATATTTTTTGATTACCAAAGATTATATTGAAACACTTGTATCATTACCCAAAAATGAAATATATGAAGGTGTTGCTGCTATTGTTTCGAACATATCAATTAGTGCATCTCAAAAAAAACTGCCTGAAATTGAAAAAACAGAATCTTTGACAACAACCCAAGAATTAATTCAATATGTGAAAACTAACATCTTGACAAAATATAAACAAAAACCCAATAGTAAAACTATGAGTAAAACTAGGAGTAAAACTAGGAGTAAAACTAGGAGTAAATACAAAGAGAGTTTTGGTAAAAGGAAAAAGGTTAAAACTATAAAAAAATTGCTAAAATATATTACACATATATACAAATAATTATTCTTTTTTTACATATTCAGAAGTTTATTCAACTAGAAAACAACTTACACATATTGTCCGTTTCACGATTTATTGTAGGGGTCTTAAACAAATTATATATGAACGCATCATCGCGAAAACGAACAGTATAAGTGCTTTGTATTCCAGAACGTCCTATACGTCCTAAACACTGAATCGTTTTTGCCTGTGTCATATTTGTCATATCCTTCCCTATAAAACCGTGACAAAAATTGTAATTTGTACCAAATACAAAATCACTTGAAGCAATTATTATAAACAAATCTTGTGATTGCGCCAACTTTTTCATAACTTCAAGATATTCCGGTTGTGCGTCTGCAACAAATAACCCTATTCCCAACAACATCAATACCTTCAATGTATCTTCTATTTGTAATCCCATAACTATCTTTACCGTTTCTTCGTCTATGTTAGGACAAAACGCCTGTTCATTTATAGAAGACGACCATTTTTTCTGGTGCGGTTTGGTGTTTGGAATATATTCCGTTTCGAGGGCAATATACCTTATCTTTTTTCTCAATGTATCCAGTTTCTTATACAATTCTTTCACTTCTTGAGATTTTGTATCATCGTCCTTTTCCTTCATCTTCGTTTTCTTCGTCTCATCCGACTTGTCTAATAATGATAATGCATTTTCAATATCTGCGATTTCAGAAGACAATTTGTTATTCATTGATATCTTCTTCATTATTTCCTGATAGACTGAAACCGGGATCGCGGATTGTTGTGTATAAAACTTTCCGATCTTCAAAGCATCTTCTGTCAAGAATATTGTTGGACCATCTGTTAGAGTATTTGCGTCTTCCGTTGTTATTAGAATCCCCGTGTTTTTATTATTTTCTGGAGTTGAAAATGGTTTACGCTGTTTCATTTTCATATGTTCATATATACCACTCCATTTTTCCTTAGAAATATGTTTCAACAATTCCAAATAATATAGTTTCAATGAGTTCATAGTAATATCGTCGATTCTCTCAAAATAATTATCCATTTTCATACGACTTTCCACCAATTCATTCGTATTAATATAAAACGCAAACTTTACTATCTCCCCCAAATCAAAATATCGTAAAAGAGTCTTGTTTTTATCACAATGGTTTGCACATTCGACTAATTCGTCATGATTTGAATACATCGTATGTGGGACCGCACAATACCCATCTTTTGTCATTATTGGTATTGATTTCTTACAATCATAACTGGTTATACTATGTATTTCGGCATTATCAAATCGCATTTTGAAATCTCCTAAGGTATCTGTTATATCATTTTCGTCAGGCAAAGTCGCACATGAAAGCACCATATTCGGGATTTTGTTTCCAATCCAATTTTTATTGATAATCTCGTGTAAATCATGTGTTTCATAATCCATCGTAATTGTTGGTTCATCCCAATAGGTTATTATTTTGGATGCATCATTGAACGCCAACATATAATTCATCGCAGTCAAATAGGATTGGACGTCACATATCATGATTTCTACCTTTATACCATTACTATTGTCCACTTTGCGAATACCTCCTGAACGATAATCTCTCGTATAATCAGATGCTGCAAAGTAGTGTAAACGAATATCTGATGCGGTTTCACAACCAAAAGCAAATGCTATTTTTTTTTCCATAGAAATTGCAGATTTTGCCAATGCCAGTCCTATATGACGAGCAACACAAACAAATATTACTCTATAATTCATTGATAATCCTAAAGGCGATAATGTTTTTCCGGTTCCTGTTGGTGCACTATACAGTACCAAACGGGGATTTTCTTCTGACTTGTTAAACAATGAAAACAATTGTTTTTGATGAGGAAATAGTGTCTTGTTCTCATACTCCATTATATTCTTGTTTTGTTCTATAAATAATGTCGCTTCTTTTACTATATTCGTGAGATTTGTTTGTTCGCTCACATAATCTACTATATTATATACAAAATCCATCAACAATGGGTTCACATGCTCTATATTCGCCTTTTTCAATTGAACCAATGTATACAAATAAAACGCATATTTAGATTTTTTTTTTGAATAATATTTCGCCATATTTTTACATAATTCCAGAACGACAAACTCATATACTATTTCTTTGTTTGTTTGAATATTTGTATCCATGTTTTGAATACGCAACATATCGATACTTTTCATTTTTTTCAACTGTTTGTAATTTTTTGGTTGCCAAGAGATTACAGGATATTTTCCCAGAATATCTTGAATGCTTGGTTCAAAATATTTTTGATATAAGTATTCGTCCATTTCCACAGAAGGATCGATTTTTATAAACTTGATCATCGATTGCGAAGTATTTTTTGTTATATTTATATCTGAAAATCCATCACATATTAATCTTAAAATGTCTCTCTCTTTTGTATTCACAGGAACCTCTATTGAGTCCCATTCGGCGCGAGATAATTTTCGTTGAGTTAAATCCATTGTTTTGCTTTTTTATTTTTTCGCATTTTCTATTCAATTTTATGCGATACTTTATTTATCAATGAATAAGAAATCAATACTACTAGTCCTATAGGAAGAAACAATGGTTCGTAATAATTCAAATAAATCCACGTACAAACAAATAGTACTGGGAAAATATGCAGTCTTGGTATCATATTGTAACATTCTGCTGTTCTCAAGTATATCCACAACCCGCCACATATTATTGATATTAAGACTTTTTGGTCGTAATTTAGGTATTTATCCAAAAGCATATATATTTACAAAATATTTTGTTTTACTATTGTGTAAATAATCATATTGGTTATTTTTGTCTTTACTATTTATATATGTTTACAAAATTATATATAAATACCACTAATCCACAACATTCTTTTACAGATGTTCTCAAAAATAATTTTCATACTCTATTGTTATCCATCATTTTTCATACATTTATTTACATTCTCTTTATCAATCTATTCTTTTTCATTTTCTATGGGAGAACATTGAAATCCTCTATTCAAATACGTCTTATAATTGTACTCCTTATTATAATGTCATTAGGATATATTGCAAGGCATTTACATGTACAAGATATATACAATGCGTATGATAAAGATGTTTTCAAAACACGAGAACACATAGACAAATTCTTCATTTCATGGGTGTTTTTAGGTTGAATTTTCCATAAAATTGATTTACTTTTTTTTAAAATATTCATTACATAAATTTCTTCAATTTATAACCAAACTTAAAATGTCTCTTTTTGCTTCTCAAAATTCCGAGTTTATCTCTTTTGGACCAGTTGATAGTATGCTATGCTATACAGATTATCAAGATATTGTATTCTCTACCGTCGGTTGTCATTGTTGTCAAAGACATCAGACCAAACGTCCAACCATGGATGAGTTTCATTCATTCTTCGACGGCAATTATCCTGATTCGGAAAATTCCAGTGATTGCAATTGTGGGTGCGATTGCCGACTAGTTGCACGAATGGCGTGCAGAGAAAATGTTAAACACATGAACTTTGTTAGAAAAATCATCGATTTCAATGTTGATGTCATCGAAACTGTCAGTTCATTAGATGAGGCCAACATTGAACCACCATTTGATGGTGACAAAGAATCATACTTCATTCTCAATGATGATGATATTATCCATCGTGACAACAATGGTAAGATCACCGATGTCAAAGAAAGAATCGTTTACCACGCTTATGTAGAAGGATGTGTGTATAAACTTGTCGTAGAAAAGGATATCACTGATGTTGATATCGGCGATGATGATGATGATGATGATGATGATGACGAGTCTATAATCAATGGTTATAGACTCGTATCCGGATTACGCGTTTATATGCACCAAACATAAAATTTAAAAATGATTCTAATTAAATACTTTTATAGTAAGAAAAACAAAAAACAAAAAAACAAAAACAAAAACAAAAACAAAAAACAAAAAACAAAAAACAAAAAACAAAAAAACAAAAACAAAAATACAAAAACAAAAAAACAAAAATACAAAAATACAAAAACAAAAACCTAGAAAGAATTGAAAATACTTTTTTTTACAAAATCCTAGAAAGAATTGAAAATAGGAAAAATAAAAATATAAAAATGAAAAATCCTAGAAAGAATCGAAAATAGAATAAATAAAAATATAAAAATGAAAAATCCTAGAAAGAATCGAAAATGGAATAAAAAAATAAAAATGAAAAATCCTAGAAAGAATTGAAAATAGGAAAAATAAAAATATAAAAATATAAAAATGAAAAATCCTGGAAAGAATTGAAAATGGAATAAAAATATAAAAATGAAAAATCCTAGAAAGAATCGAAAATGGAATAAAAATATAAAAATGAAAAATCCTAGAAAGAATTGAAAATAGGAAAAATAAAAATATAAAAAAATAAAAATGAAAAATCCTAGAAAGAATTGAAAATAGAATAAATAAAAATATAAAAATGAAAAATCCTAGAAAGAATTGAAAATAGAATAAATAAAAATATAAAAATGAAAAATCCTAGAAAGAATTGAAAATGGAATAAAAATATAAAAATGAAAAATCCTAGAAAGAATTGAAAATGGAATAAAAATATAAAAATGAAAAATCCTAGAAAGAATTGAAAATGGAATAAAAATATAAAAATGAAAAATCCTAGAAAGAATTGAAAATAGAATAAATAAAAATATAAAAATGAAAAATCCTAGAAAGAATTGAA